ATCAAGGCCAATCCCCAGAGCCAGTTCTATTTAGGCTACGACGTGGCCCGCTCCCAACACTTGAGCGTCATCGACGTCGAGGAAAAAATCGGCGACATCCTCTGGGAACGCTCCCGCATTGAGATGCGCGGCAAAAGTTTCAGCGAGCAGGAATCCGTCCTCTACGAACTCCTCAACCTGCCCCAGGTCAAGCGCTGCTGCATCGACGCCACCGGTCTGGGCAGTCAACTCGCCGAAAACGCCCAGGCGAAATTCGGTTGGAAAGTGGAGCCCATCAAGTTCACCAGCGAAATCAAGTCCGACCTGGCCTGGCATCTGCGCCGCGCACATGAGGATGTCAAACTGCGCTACAACCGCGACGAACTCCTGGTCGCTGATCTGCACGGCGTCAAGAAGTCCACCACGCCGGCCGGCAACGAACGCTTTGAAGGCGAGACGGGCGACAGCCATTGCGACCGCTTTTGGGCCAAAGCCCTGGCCGTGGCCGCCGGCCACCACTCAACCTCCCCAGTCTGGAGCGGCTGCGTATGAACAAACCTTTTTACTCAGCTCCGTTTTTAAGCTCCCGCCCGGGCCTCCAGAATGCCCCAGGACGTTTTAGGGCCACTCTCCATCGGCGTTTCGGGGCAAGTGCCCCCATTAAGTCAACGTCGTGCGTTTTAAGAGCACTTGAAAAGGAGGTTAAACCGTGAGTTTTGACTCCAACGGCCGCGCTTTGGATCGGATCAAGGCCAATCACCCCATTCTTCGGGGTGCTTTGCCAGGGATGGTCCGGCGCGATCCGGGCGATCTGAGCATCGGCACCGGCGATTTCACCCAGGGCATCCCCGCCTTCTGGTTTGCGCGGTCCATTGAAATGGGCAGCTCCGAGAATCTCTTGCGGCCCTATGCCGAATCGCCCTGGGTGCGGAGCGCGATCAAGCACGTCGCCGGTCCCATCGCTAATTGCGAGTTGCTCTTCAGCCGGCCCACCACCGCCAAGGTTCGCACCGGCCGGCGCGGCCTCAAGCAACTCAGCACCGCCCGGGGCATCATCTACCGCTCCGCTGATGAATTGCTCGACCTTCCGCAAATCGCCGAATGGCTGAAGGAGCCGGTCCGCGATCTCAGTTATCAAGATTTCGTGGAAGGCTCCATCGGCTGGTACAAAATGAGCGAGTGCATGTGGGTGTTCCCGCCGAACCAACCCAAGCTCCCCTTTCCCGAGGCCAGTCCGAATCCTTACGGCCAAATCAAGATCGTCAATCCCGGCCAGTTGCGCCCCAAGATTGAGGACGATGAAATTGTGTCCTGGACGTGGACCCGCAAATCGGGCGGGACCATCACCCTTGATCCCAGCCAGGTCATCCGGCTGCGCGGCTGGAATCCCTACGATGAATTTCGCGGGCTCGGTGATTACCGCGCCGCCCATCTCGCCGCCGAGGCGGATTGGCTCGCCAGCAAATTCAGCCGGAACATCATGGCGAACAACGGCGACTGCTCGCGGCTCATCAGTGTCAAGGGCGGAATTGCGAATGACGCGCAGAAAATGCAAATCCTCCAGAGCCTCAAGGAACGCCGCGAAGCCAGCTTGCGCGGCCAGGCCAAGGATGTCGTCGTCGGTGGCGACGTGGAAATCCAGAATGCCGAACTCGCCAGCGTGGATGCCAGCTTCATCGGCCAGCGCCTGGAGAACCGGCACGAAGTATACATTGCCATGGGCGTGCCCCCGAGCATGGCGGATATCGCCGCCAGCTATAGCATCGGCTCCGCCTCGGACATGTTCCGGCTGCTCATCAACACCTGCATCCCCACCGGCGGCAAATATTGTGGCGCGTTGGAACGGCTCATTTACCGGCTGACCGGCCAGCGCGTGGAAGTCGGCCTGAACTGGGATGAGCATCCCTGCATGCAGGAAGTGCGCAAAGAGCGCCTGGATAGCATCGCCAAACTCGCCGCCCAGGGCATGCCCATGGAACAGATCGACGAATACCTCTCCTTGGGCCTGGTCGAATTCCCCGGCTGGGAGGTCGGCTACCTCCCCATCAACGTTCAGCCCGTCCTCAACGAGGATGGGGAGGTCACCCCGGCCCCCGCGCCGGGTGACTTTAATGAGGACATCACCGATGGCGAGACCGATGAACCCGGCGAGCAACCGATCAGCGACGGCAGCGACACCCCTGCGGAGGGTGACGCGCCCGAGGTCAAGGCCATGCTCGCGGCCCTGCGCTCCCTCCGCCCCAAGGCCCGGAGCCCGGAGCCCAAAGCCGCTGGCAAAAATCAAAAACTCTGGGAGTCCCACATGCGCCTCCGCTCCGCGGCCGTCAAACAATACCAGTCAAAAGTGTCGCGCATCTTGAATGACTACCGTGCCAAGGCCCTGAAACATTTGCATGTCGCCCATTCCAAAACGATCACCGCCAAGTCGTTGGTCGACGTTATTTTCGATCCCGCCGCTTTTAGGCGTGATCTGACCAAGGGCCTTGATCCCATCACCAGCGAAGTGCTTCAGCGTGCCGGGGATGAACTCATGGCGGAGATCGGGAGGAAGGATGATCCCTGGAAGATCGCCCCCCGCGCAGCCAAAGACTTTCAGGCCGGCCGCAACAAACTTCTCGCCAAAGTCGGCGACACCGTGAATTCGCAAATCAACACCACCCTGGTGGAGGGTCTGGACAAAGGCGAAACCACCGAGCAGCTCGCCGCCCGCGTCAAGAGCGTGTTCAACTCCCTGACCAATGCCGAGGCCCGTCGTATAGCGATGACCGAGACCAGCGCCAGTTACGGTTTTTCGCGCAACCTCGCCATGGTCGATGCCGGCATTGAATACAAAGCCTGGCTGACCAGCGGCGGCGACAACGTCCGCGAAGCCCACGCCCAGGCCGGCGAGGATTATTCTCCCTCCAATCCCATCCCGGTCACGGACGCATTTAATGTGGACGGCGAGGAACTCATGTTCCCCGGCGATGAAAACGGCTCGCCCGGCAATGTCATCAACTGCCACTGCATCCAACTCGCCGTGGCCGAACCCAAATAAAAAGCATGAAAAAAGCCTTCACCAAAACTCTGCGGGCCGATCTCAAGGTCAACCGCACCCGTGGCCGGGTGGAAGTCAGCGGCAGCGGCTTGTCCTATCGCATTGCCAGCCGCGATGCCGACCGCGCCATGGCCGAAACCCTCAACAGCCGCATCCCCGTCAATCCCCTCCGCCCATGAACACCTTTCGCCGCACCATCCACCCCGTCATTCGCATCCTCGACGAAAAAGCGGGCATCTGCGAATACGTTGCCAGCGATGAAACCATTGACAGCCACAACGAGGTGATTCGCGCCGACGGCTGGTTGTTCGACGACTTCGCCAAGAATGCGCCCTTCGTGGACAGCCACGATTATTCGAACATTGGCAAATGCCTGGGCAAAGTCCTGGATTACCAGGTCAAGGGCGGCAAGCTCATTGAGACCGTCCAATGGGCGGTCGGCATGGGCAACGGCCAGGATTGCCTTGCCGACTGGGGGTTTAAAATGACCGTCGCCGGCTTCCTCAAGGCCGTGTCCGTCGGCTTCTTCCCCGTCACCTACGCCACCAAGTGGGACAGCAACCCCACCCAGTTCAACGAATGCCTGGAGCAACTGGAGCTGGGCGCGAATGCCAAGGTGAGTTGCGTTTACCTGACGCAGCAGCAAATAGAACTCTCGGCCTGCGTCATCGGTGCGAACCCCAACGCCCTGGCCAAAGCCCACAAGGCCGGCATCCTCAATGACGCCGCCCTCGAAAAAATTTCCAGCGAACAAACTCGAACCGTCATTTCCACCGATGATCCCGCCGTTGTGGAAATGGCCCGGCGGCGGGCGACCGACATTCGTTGCGAAAAACTGCGGCAAATCGCCGCGAAACTGTAGTTCAACCAAAACCTAATATCCGTATGACAAAACTGTTAATCGCAGACCCCAATGATGGCGGCGCCCTCCTCGCCAAAATTGACCAAGGCGTCACCACCCTGGCCGCTGACAATGTTCGTTTCAAAACCGACGTGCAAAAAATCAAGGATGACTTCGACCGGTCCGACAAGGAGGTCAAGAAAGCCCTGGAAGATTTGACCAAGGTTAAAAACGACACCAACACCACGTTCATTGATTTGACCGCCAAGATGGCCGCGCTGGAAAAAGCCATTCGCAAGAATGCCTCCTCCAGCTTCCGCAACCCCGTGCAACGCGCCCTCGCGAACGAGGAATTCCGTTTCAAGATGAACGCCCTCGGCCGCTGGGCCGCCGCCAAGCGTCTGAGCGCCACCATCGACCCCGCCTTTCAAAAGGTCGTGGATGAAAGCAATCTCGAGATGAAAGCCCTCACCGGCATTGACTCCGGCCTCGGCCAGGCCACCGTCCCCACGGACACCTTCGACATGATCTATGATCTGTTGCTGGAATACGGCGACTACAGCACGCTGAATGTCACGCGCGTGGGCGCCCGCACCAACGTGCTCCCCATCGCCACCGCCCGTCCCCAGTTCTACTGGATCGGCTCGCAATCCACCCTGGCCGAATCCAGCACCATCACCAGCGGCGCTTTCACCGGTGGCGATGTGTTGCTCATCATCCAAACCCTCGCCGCCCTGATGTACGTCAGCCGCGAACTGTTGCAGGACGCCACGGTTGACTTTGCGCCGTACACCATCAAGCAGATGATTCAGGCCATCAACCAGGGCATGGACACCGCCGCCTTCATCGGCACCGGCAACCAGGACACCACCAATGCCGGCTACATCGGCATTTTCAACAGCGCCCTGGCCAACACCAACATGGCCTACGTCGCCGCCCCCGGCCGCACCATCGTGAGCAAACTGCTGCTGGATGACTTTGTTTACAACATCCTCAACGTGAGCGCCGAAGTGCTCAATCGCAAGCCCATGTGGTGGATGCACCCGCAAACCCTCGCCCGCGTTGCCTTGATCCGGGATGGCATGGGCCGCCCGATCTTCCAGACCTGGTTGGAAAAACCGGAGCCTGGCAGCATTGGGAGCATTTTGGGCTATCCGATCCACCCCACGGCGATTGCCCCCACGGTGGATGCGCCCAATGCTACGCCCATCGTCTTCGGCGATCCCGAGGGCATGGATGTCGGCATTCGCGTGGACCTCGAACTCGCGACCAGCGCGGATATCGGTTTCCCGCAAAACCTCATGGCCTACCGCGCCCTGCTCCGTGCCGGCACCAAAATCAAGACGCTGGCCGCGAGCACCAGCCTCAAGCCCTTCAGCGTGCTCACCACCGCCCCGCAATAACTGACCTGCATATTTTACCGGTCACTCAAACCAACTAATCACTTATCACTGATTTAAAAATGAAAACTGAAATCGAACTCGAAGCGCTGCCGCTCAACGACCGCCAGAAACACTGGGTGGAACTGCGCACCACCCAGCCGGGCAGCAAAGACTATCCCACCGCTAAGGCCCTCATCACCTTCATCGAGGCCACGGACGATTGGGAAGAGCCCGCAAAAATCGAAGTCACCGCCAAGGCGGACTGCCTCGTGGACGGCGCCAGCATCAAAAAAGGCAATGTTGCCCAGGTTTATCCCTGGCAATATTTTGCCCTGGCCCGCTTCCTCAAACCGGTCAAAGCCCTCGCCAAGGATGCGTTTCCCAACCCGAAACCGTTGGACCCGCCCGCGCCACTTGCCAAAGGCGCCGCCGCGCTGATCGCGTTGCTGTTCCTGCTCCTCGGCGGCAACAGCCAGGCGCAAACGCAGACGACCCTGCAAGGCGGTCCCGGCCAGTTCGTCCTGTACAGCATCGCCGGTCTCAATGGTGGCACCAACAACATCATCGCGTCCACCAACGTGTATAACACCAACATCATCACTAGCGTCACCAACGTGGTGCCGAACTGGATCATTGGCGCGAACGGCCTGCCCACCAACCAGACCACCACCAACATCAGCTACACCACCAACACGCCCGGCCTCATTGCGCTGTACAACTGGGACCAGGCGCAGTTGATGATGGGGTTTAACGCCGGCCAGGGCACCGGCACGAACTGCACCTTTGACTGGGACACCAGCGCCGATGGTCTCAACTGGGCGACCAATGCGCTGATCTTCGTCCTCGCGCAGAGTGGCACCGGCTACGTCTGCTCCAATTATTACTTCGCGGTCGGCGCCGTGCCCGCCTATCTCCGTCTGGGCGCCGTCGCCGCTCCGACTGGCTTCCTCTACGCCAGCAACATCACCGCCGAAATCGCGCTCCGCGCCAAACGCACCGGCCCTTAACCGCCGTTTAAGCCATGATTAACCAACCGCCACGGGACCGCATGTTAAAGCCGCGTGAAGTTGTCACGCGACCGCAGCCGCGCCCCGTGGCGGCCTATACCTCCAACCCCAACCAGTGTCTCATCACCAAACCGATTCGTGATCTTCGTGCGATTCGTGGGCAAACCAAATGAACGCCGGCTTCTCCAATCTCGACTGGCTCAAAAAGCAACTGCTCGCGAATACGCTGGCAAGCGACAAGAGCTTTGACGCGGCCCTGCTCGCCATTGGCAAGGGCGCTGCCGCCGCCATGGCGCGCTGGTGCAACCGTGAGTTTCCCTACCGCCAGGGCATTCAGGAGATTTTCACCGCCGACCGTTCCTTCTGGTTCACCAACCGCCCCGTGGTCAGCGTCTTCAGCGCCGTCGAGTTGCGCTATTTCCGCGCCGATGCCTGGACCGATATCTCCGGGCAACCCCTGAGCACCGATGAAAGCAAAGGCTATATTAATTTCGGTTATACGCTCGGGCGCAACCCCATGCAAGTCCGCCTCACCTATAACGGCGGTTATTATTTCAACACCCTGGAGCCGGATGACGCCAGCTATATTGACCCCGGCCAGCCCGCGTGGTGGCAGGCCGCCCCCGCCGACATCCTGCAAAACGCGGCCGGGATTGATCCCTGCCAGTTCCGGCTCCCGGATGATCTGCTGCTCGCCTGGCTCCTCCAATGCCGCAAGGTCTGGGAGGCCATTGACAAAACCGGCGAGCACGTTCTCAGCGTCGGCAGCAACACGAGAAATCCCAGCGAGTCCCTGGCCGGCCTCGACCTGATTCCCCAGGTGCAGGGCATGCTGCAACCCTACAAACGCTTTCAATTATCGTGAGCCAGGAACTCCACATTCAGCTTGATCCCGCGGCGCAACGATTCGTTGCCGGCCTGCCCGGCCTGCCCGCCCGTGCGCTGGCAGCCATCGCCCGCGCGCTGGACAAGGCCAACCAATTGGCGGTGGCCAAAATTCAGCAGGATCACCTGACGGGCAAGGGACCGTTCCCGGTGGATGAACATCGCCTGGGCGTCGTCACCAATCGCTTGCGCGGCAGTCTCAACGCCAGCGAGGCCAAAGTCGAAGGCCAGCGCGTCACCAGCGCCATCGGCTCAAACGTCGTCTACGCCGCCATTCATGAATTTGGCGGCACCATCCACCGCAAAGCCCAGGCCGGCAAAGTCCGCCTGCGCGTGACCGCCCAAGGCAGCCTGATCCGCCAGCCCGGCCATCCGCACCTGGCCATGTTCGCGCGGGGAACGCACAAGCGGGCCAAAGAGGTCGCCTACCAGGCGGATGCCTACGACATCGCCATGCCCGAGCGCTCGCCCGTCCGCACGGGCATCCAAGAAACCCGGCCCAAATATCAGGAACTAATTTCTGCGGCCGTCATCGCCGCCATGCAACCATGAACGCCGAAGACATCATTGATTTGCTCCCAGGAGAGTTTCAGGCCCGCCTGCAATGCGATCCCTTTTTCACCAACCTGCCCGTGGTCGTGTTCGAGAAAGGCAGCCTCGCCACCGAACTGGCCAGGGCGCGGGCCGTCATCACCGAGGCCAACGGCAAGCACGGCGTCGCCGTGATCATCCCGCAACTCGTCGCCAATGATCTGAGCAACAACTTGCAGTTTGGGCCGATGACCCTCTTCCTCACGTTCCAAGTCATTGAGAACGTGGAGCAAAATAACAAAGCGGAGACCGGCACCGGCCTCAGCGCCCGCAAGGTCGCTCGCAAAATCCGCGACGTCATCAAGGGTTGCAACCTCATCGGCCTGGTCCAAAACATGGAGACGGACAATCCCTGCATCGAACCCATCACCATCAAGGACCAGTCCGAGAACATCGTCATTTACCAGGTGAACTTCAAATGCCTGGAAGTCAGCCAGGAAGTCATCACCCAGGTGCAGCTGCCCGCGATCACCGCCAGCGGCACCCCCACCGCGCCGACCTTCACCCTGGCCTGTGCCACACCCGGCGCGGCCATCTGGTACACCGTGGATGATTCCCCGGTGTATAACGGCGACAATACCGTTTACCCTGGCAGCACCGCCGTCCTGTACACCGCGCCGGTCCCCGTGATCCCCGGCACGCCCGTCACCGTGCGCTTCGCCGCGTTTCTTGACGGTGCCATCGCCAGCAGCGTCAACCGCTTCACTCTCGTCGCTGTCCCCGTCTCCTAAACCAAAACCAAAAAAACAAACTCGATATGAAAAAAATCCGCCCCCTCCTTGTGAAATTAACGGTCTCGGCTGCGTTAAGCCTGGCTTTGTTCGTCCCGGCCGCCCGGGCCGGCGTCTATTCCCTGACCGGTTCCGGCCCCACCATCGCCGCCAACTCGGTGACCAACTTCACCGCCCTCGCGCCCATTGGCACCTTTCAACTCTACCCGCAGAGCCTCTATATCAGCACGGCCAACGCCCAGGCCACCACCAACCAGTTGGTCCATTTCGCCCGCCTCACGTTTGACGGCACGAATTTTTTCACCATCCCGCAAAATTGGATACCGAACACCGGCGCGCCCCTCACCAACGCGCTCTGGGCCATCACCAACAGCACCTTCACCGTCTACGGCCAGTTGGTGGTGAGCAACCTCAGCGCCACCCCCGTCACCAATTACCAGGCTAATCTGCAATTTTAATTTGCCGGAGACGACGTGCGGAGTCTCTGACTAACCCCCTTTTAACCAACCTTTAAAAAATTATGGCTGAAACCTACTATACCGGCCCCTGCAAGGCCTATTACAACGCCGTGGCGTTCCAGCCCACGGGCGTGCAGGGCACCGCCAAAATCAACGTCAACGAAAAAACCAGCGATGTCGCCACCGCGATGTTCGGCAAAATGGGCGAGGTCTTGGATGACGTGACCGTCGAGGTGGATCTCACGCCCTTCGATTCGTGGAACCTGCTCCCCACGCTCTTTCCCCGTTTCTTGGGCGTCACCACGGCCGTGGGCACCGGCTTTGGCGCGGGCCTGCTCGCCATCGGCACCCGGCCGCATGGCGCGGCCAATGCGCCCACGGTGATTTATACACCGGATGGCCGGCTCTATACCATCGTGCGCACCGCCGTCACCACGCACCCCACGCTGACCCTGGGCAGTGGTCAGTCCCTGTTTGGGCCCATCAAAATGACCGGCCTGGCCGATCCCACCCTGCTCCTCGGCGCCAACGGCGCCCTGGTCGCCGGCAACGCCATCACCGAAACTGGCGGCGCGGATCCCGGCTACCCTTTCAGCCTTGGCGACTTCGTGCGTGGACGCTGGACCGGTGCCTGGGGCACGCTCGCCGGTTTTGGCGGCGACGCGGCCAGCACCCTGGAAGCCGAGGACGGCTGGCAGTTGGTCCCGGATATTAAGTATTCGCCCCGCGTCGTGCAGAAACTCACGCGGCAAATGGTCCTGGATTCCGTGTCGTTCATGCTCAAAGGCCGGCTCGTTGGTCCCACCCAGTC